ATCTCCTCCCCGTTTTGGGGTTTATTATTTAACTTTACTTCCGTCCGAACACTTCGTCTTGCGTAAGCTAGGGCCTATCGCTCATTATCTTCACTCCTCATCTTCTATTAAGTCAATTAGGTCTAGTACAACGCTAGCGAGGATATTCACTTCAGGCATTACCCTATCTTTTAGCTCTTTCAGCTTCTCTACTTTAGAGGAGGGCTTATCTAATTCTTCTAGGCAACCCAAACAATATGCACCTTTACCTACGCCTGAGGGTAGGTGTTCATGCCCTGGATTATTTTGTAGTAGCGGTTCTTCCTGTACCTCAGTGTCCTCATTATCTTGGAGGAGTATGTCGATTGCAGTATCAATAACGAGATGAATATTGTTGGCGTTCTGAAACTTCAAACCTTTTTTAAGGACTTCTACCGCTTCATCTATGTTTGACATTACTTCCCCTTTATTAACTCAACTACCTTACTTATCCCTACAGCTATCATTCCTAAAGTAACTCCTATAATCCCCATCACTACGTTAAACGCTAGTAACGCTAAGTAGATTACAAATCCTAGTATGATTAGTCCTAAAATAAAGCTCATTGCATGCCTCCTATGACGATGTTAAGAACCTTAGTTAACAGATTAGGGAAGAGTGCTAGCACTATCATTGCTAGGAACGCTCCTATCGCTAGAGTGTTAACAATCATCACTACGTACTTCACAATAATCCTTTCTCCCATGCCCTTAGAATCTCTACCAGTCTCAAGTAGGCTGCTTTTACCTTAGGGTCCTTGGCTTTCTTAAGTTTGTATTCAACAAAGTCTATATCTGTTTCAAGTTCTATTAATGTGTCCATCGTTCCCCCTTAGATTGGCCAGTGGCCTAATAAATGTTAGTTTTAAAAAACGCTTTATCAGCCTCTCTAAGCGCTTCTCTATTTAAAAGCTCGAGTAAGAGCTGTTCAGTAGTGAACTGGCTTAGAATCGCTTCTATGTAGGTCTCAGATGGCACATTGTTCCAGTCCTGAGTATCTGCGTCTTGACCGAGTAGTTCGGTGTAGTATTCTTCGTTATCTAGTTCTTCCCCTAAGGATAAGTCCATGCTCATAGAAGCTCCTATATGCTTGTAGCTATCGCCCAACAAATAAACCCTACTACTACGATATAAAAGATAAACTCCCCTATCCCTAGTTGATACTGTGGTTTCTTACCTTGTTCGTATTTTAGTTTCATAATCCCCATCCTTTTATTACGGGTAATCAACACTGACGTCTTGTATTAGAAAGTTAGCACTCCTCCTAACGCTTGACGTCAGAGCAGACTACCCGTTGTTAATGTGGTGGGATAAGATGCTTAGCATCCGCCATTAGGCTAGCGCCCACCTCGCTTGTGTTAGGAGCCGAAGCTCCAAGGTTACAACTTACCGAACTTGATTTTGTTTGGTTTGTCGTATCGTGTTATGAGTAAGTACTTCTTACGCATATATATTCCTTTGGTCGGGGAGGAGTAAGGCGTAACCTATCGGTGTTGAGGATGGGTAACGTTATCCTCTTGCCTTACCTTTGTCCGACTTTGTTAAGTGCAAGCTAATTTAATTTAGCTTACTTCTATATTAGCATGCTGATGCTAATAATGCAAGTACTTTATGTTAGATTATTAATCTATAAGGTGTTATAATATATTGATGAACAGAGTATTCGCACCTAACGAGTACAATTCAATCCATAAATACCACTTGAGGATATGGCCCAAGTCCGGTAAGTGTGAGAGCTGTAAGCTTGAGTGCAAGACTCAATGGTCAAATAAAACAGGTAGATACCTGCGTGGTGTACGTTCTGACTGGCAAGAGCTGTGTTACAGATGCCACAGGGAATATGATAAACATACCTTGGGAACTCGGTTTGGTCGTAAACGTCTGCCGCCTAGAGCTGGCCTAAAGATTTATAAGCTAGAAGCCACTGGGCGTATACAATGGGGCAACAAAGATGAACTATACTCCCGTCTAATTACATACCCTTGGTTCAAGTAAGTCGTTAACACGTATATACGAACAAAATACGAACACTCTAGCGTGTGTTGTAAGCAAATCAACCAAGACTAGTGTTAATATCCCTTTGTTCGTAAAATGTTCGCTACTCAAACTATTGACAGTGTGGTTAGCTGGTAACATACCGTGTGCGTTGAGTAATTAGGATACTTATCACTGACTAATGAGTTCAGCTGGCTAACCTAAAAAGCCAAGCTGGTTACTCATATTATAGTAATTAAGACAGGCTGTTTAATAGTAAAAGCGAACAAAATACGAACAAGGAGAACGTTATGCCGTCAGTACCAAACCTTAACCTACCTGAGCGAGACTTCGGTAAGTACACTCCTACTAAACAGGAGAAGTTTAATATGAGGTTTTAGAAAGCAAAGAAGGCTCAACCCAAACCAAAGCTGCCGCCGAAGACTAACGTGTAAAGAAATCCACAGACTCATCAATACTCCTCCTATAAGATACAACTGTTAACTTATGGAGACACCCATGGACAATGGTAATCAAGATGACCAGCGTAAACCTGCTCAACCTACCCAACCTAAGAACAAATAGCTTATAACAGCTACAAACAATTGACACTAGGCCCTAGACGTAGGGTCTTTTGTGTATTTGAAAAGCCCCTTTCGCACTGGGGCTTTAGTTAGGCTAGTTGGCTTCTGTACAGTTACTTAGCTAGATGACTACTAGTACCAACTTGTTACAGGCTCGTCCAGTTTAGTCGAGCGTTAGGGTGAATACGCTTAATCTCTTCAAATGTCATGCTGAACGTGTGAGATTGGAAGTTGATAGTTACGTTTGTCATGATGCTTTTTAGCCTTTCATCATTAGTTGATAGTTTCATCATACCAATTAGCATCAGCATAGTCAATAGGTTTTATAAAAGTCGTGGTACAGAATACGAACAAAACAGGGCTGAAAGCAATAAACTCCTCCCAGTGCTATACTTACTGTATGAAAGAAGCTCCAATAGTTAAGAGAAAGCTCACTGCTAAAGAACGTAAGTTTGTTAATGCTAAGGTTAAAGGTATGAGTAATCGCAAGGCTTACATCGAAGCATACCAGCCCGGAACTACTAATCTCGCAACTATTGACCCCAACGCTAGTAGAGTAGCAAAGAAAGAGCAAATACAAATCGCCATACAGAATGCACTAGAAGCTGCCGAACTAACGCCCGAACATGCCATCCAAGAACTTAAGAAGATAGTAGACCAAGACACCGAAATGGGAGCTAAGCGATTGGCTATCAAAGACGTCCTAGAACTTCACGGATACAAGGCTGCAACACCTAAGATGAGCTTCAATATAGATAAGGGCTTCTTTAGCGCAAGCAGGCAAGACCGCCCATAGTGGAACGATAAGACTCCTCCCATAACACTCTACTAATAAGTAAGAGACAAGAGCATACACACTGCAGGTTAGAGTAGCTCGGATGTCTCGGATGTACGGCATACTCAAACACTCCATTATAGGAAACAGAGACTAACACCTACCACTACACGTCGCACAATATACCTTGTACGACACACTTCACCCCTGTTAATACATCCCCCATACACAGATAGATAGATATATACACAAGAAGAGAGAAGAAGAGCAACAGAGGTAACACAACACAGTAACAGAGGTGAGGTACCGGGGGTAGGTCCCCCGTAGGATTGGGGGTGTGAGGATGGGTCCCCCCCGTTCTAAGAGCCTAAGGGTAGTTGACTATTACATCACATCGTATTACAATACAATACTAGATGAACCAGACTATATATTTTCAGAAAGACATATGGGACAAGTTTAAGGATGAGCCATTTAAGAGCAAGGTTATTAATGAACTCTTAAAGGAATCATATAACCCGATTAGTACAGGTAAGGTCAATACTCCGAGTGACTCGGTTTCTATTACGTCGAATATTAATTTAGGTAGGGCTTGTTGCATTGGGAAGAATAGATGTCAACATTGGCTCTGGAACGATACCCAAGCTGCCTATGTAAATACCTTAACTGGTGAGGTCCGTGATGCGGATTAAAGGATTACTTAGTTTTATTTATGTAGTGTTTCTATTCTGGATTGCGAACATTAATCTAGGAATTGTTAGTGGATTAATCATCCTAGACTACGTACTGTATTTTTTTCTTAAAAGATTCGGCCGTAGTCCTAAAACCTTTACCCGCTGGAGGTATCCGTGAAACACTGCAGAACCTGTAAATGTAGTAGTACAATTAAGTGCAGGAAGTGTGGGCATTTTATTTACCCGAAGAACGGACATAGCTGTTGAACCAAGTAGAGGAACGTAGTGAACCAAGTTAAGTTAAAATTCGAACCCCATAAAGGCCAGGAAGAAATAGCCGAAGCTATCCTGACCCATTCAAGACTTGTCGTAAGAGCAGGACGTAGGTTTGGTAAATCCTCCCTTGCTTTAAATATCGTCCTGAGAGAAGCTCTGTATAACCCAGGGAGGTATTGGATTGTTGCTCCTGAGTACCGGCAAGTTAAATCTATTTACTGGATGGACCTTGTACGGGAATACATCCCACCTGAAATCATTATTAAAAAGAACGACACCGAACTGTACTTAGAGATAATGTCCCTCGTAGACGGTAAGACGAGTATTATAGAATTTAAAGGAAGTGACCGTGAAGACAAACTGCGTGGTGCTGGTCTTAACGGAGTCGTGTTAGATGAGTACGCTTTCCAAAAGGAACAGGTCTGGGATAAGATTCTCTCCCCTATGCTTGCACAAACAGACGGTTGGGCTATCTTTATCACCACTCCTAACGGCGTAGCGAATCACTTTAAGAAATTTTGGGACGACGCTGTTAGGTTGGAGACTGAAAAGAACAGTAAATGGAAAACCTTTCACTTTACTTCCTACGATAACCCGACGATTAAGAAGGAAAACCTCGACGCTGAACGAGATAGATTAACAGAAGAGTTCTTCGCTCAAGAGTTCATGGCTGACTTTGCTAAGTTCGTTGGTCTTATCTACACAGAGTTTGATGATAAGATTCACGTCCAAAACTTTGAAGTTGATGAGAACTGGACCTTCTATAGGGCGATTGACTTTGGAGCTACTGACCCCGCCTCCGTGCCGTTTATAGGCGTCGATAAAAACGGTGTTATCCACGTCTATGACGAAATCTACATGTCAGACCTTCAGACTTCTCAATTCGCCGAACTTATTAAACAGAAGAGTGCCCACAGGTACTTTGTAGCTACGTATGCAGACTCCGCAGGTAAACAGAACATTCTCGACCTTAGTGGGATGGGCATATTCTCTACACCAGTTAAAAAGAACTCAGGTGAGAATAAGAACGACTGGCTCGTCGCTACGATTCGTGAAGTCCACCAACTATTACATGATAGGAAGATAATCATCCACCCACGCTGTAAAGGGTTAATCAAAGAGTTCATGTCCTACTCATGGCGCAAGGACAGAATGGGAGAAGCAGTCAACATCCCGGAAGATAAGAACAACCACCTTCTGGACGCCCTCAGGTACTTTGTAGTATCGTATAAGGGACCCGTCGAAGAGACATCTTTAAACTACCTACAGCGTCCTGTTGACCCTATCACGGGATATTAGTACTATACAAACAGGAATAAACATGAGCGACAAAAAAAACTTATCTTTAGTAAACGACAGATTCACTCGTGCTAGAGACTTTCGCCTAGTAAATCAAGACCCAATTTGGAAGAGAAGCTACAATAACTGGCGAGGAGTTTTAGATTCATCAGCCTACCCATGGAGAAGTAAACTCTTTATCCCATGGTCCTTCACCGTCGTAGAAACCATCATACCTAAAGTATTTGCCCGAGACCCTAAGTGGAGAGCTATTGCCCAGTCTCCAGACTTCCCCTCAGATGGCCCTAGAGTCGTTAATAACCTGCTTACATACCAGTGGGGACGCTGTGGTATGCGTATTAAGATGTACGACTATATCAAAGACTCCCTTATGTACTCTAAAGGCTACGCAAAAGTAGGCTGGAACTTCCAACCAAAGACCCGTACCTTCATGGAACCTCAAGTTGATAAGAACGATAAGATTACTTTCAACAAAGTCCAGAAGACAACCGTAGAATATGACGACCCAATCGTTGATATTGTCGACCCAATGGACATCTACGTAGACCCAGACGCTACTTCACTAGAAGATGCAGCCTATGTTATCCACCGTAAGACTGTTTCACTAGAAGATTTGAAGCAGAACCCGAATTATAACAACGTAGACCAGGTTAAACAGGCCGATTATGCCGACCAATGGCTTGATAAGTCCACAAGATACCGAAATATCACTCCAGCTAAGGATAAACACAAAGATTTAGTGGAAATTCTTGAGTACTGGGGTGCAGATGACCGCCTTATCGTGTTAGCGAACCGTTCTGTAGTCCTCAGGGATACTCCAAACCCTTATAACCACAAGAAAATACCGTTTGTAGAGCTTGATGACTACCGAGACCCACACAGGTACTACGGTCAGAGCGAACTTTCAGTCATTGACCCCCTCCAAAGAGAAGTAAACGCTATCCGAAATCAACGTAGAGACTACGATAACCTCGCATTAAACCCCGTAATCCGTATGGTACCTGGTGTTCTGAGGAATCCTAACTCTGCAGTCATGGCTCCAGGTAATGTTTGGATGGTATCCGACCTTAATTCAATGGATGTCTTCACTCTTCCACAGTTACAGGGTTCTTCTACTGAGATTGAGAACCAAACAGCCCAAGATATTCAAAGAGCAGTAGCTATCGACGAGCTAGGTATCGGATTGATGCCTGAAAACGCTTCTCGTGTAGCCGCTACTACTGTCGTAAGCTCCCAAAGTAACGCTGGTAAGCGTTTTGCTATGAAAATCGCCCTATTAGAAGAGGCTGTTAAGAAAATTGGACAGATGGTGTTCGATTTGAACCAACAATTCCTTGATAAAGAGCGCACTATACAGATTTTAGGTGAAAAGGGTGCCGAAGAATGGGTCAAACTCTCACCTGCAGACATCCGTGGTAACTATATGGTCAGCATCGAGACCGGTTCTATGCTCCCTAAGGATGAAATAGCCGCCCGTAAAGAGGCTATGGAGTTCCTGCAGTACGTCACACCTATAGTCGGGCCAGTCATTCAAACAAATCCAAATGTAGCAATGCCAATTATCCAGATGGTACTAGATACGTTTGAACTCCCAGGCAAAACAGAGATAGTATCACAACTAAAAGAGGCCCTAGGACTCGCTCAGGAAGCTCAGCAGCGACAAATGCTCGCACAACAGGCACAGACCGAAGCACAGACAATACAGTCCCTACAACCAGCTACACCGCCTCAGACGGCACAAGGCACACGGGCAGACCTAGAGTTGCAAAACGCTGCTAATGCGCAATAATACATAGAGGAGGATAGTATGAAAGGAATTAGTTTCGGTAAGGGTGGAAGTAAAACTCCAGCCAGCGTAATGGGTTCACAAGGAACTCCAGCAAGCATCCCTGTTAACCACTTTAAGAACAAACCTACTGGCAAGATGTCACATCCAGCAGGTCAAAAGTCTAGCAAAGCTGTTAGCAAACCATTCAACCACGCATCAGGCGATTGTTAAACAAATTTAAACGTCGGAGACAATATGGACCCAGAAGAAGGTATTAAGCAAGACCTCAAAGCTTATAAGAAACTCGAAAAAATAAATAAATCGGACGAATTTGACGATTTTTTCCAATTACAGATAACAGCAGTTACCCAGAAGATAATGAACTGTTTTTCAGGTAGTGGCCCTAAAGATTGGGATGAATTTTGTAAG